AGTTATTCCCGCTGTATCAACCTCAGTTGGCGCTATTGCAGGGCGTTTTCATTGGGGACCAGCGGGCAAAAGGGTATTAGTCAGTTCCGAAGATGTTCTCGCACAAAATTTCGGAAAGCCAGACTCTGATAACTTTCAGGAATGGTTTACTGCTTCTAACTTTTTAGCATACACAAATGCTTTATTTGTTTCTCGTGTATTAAATGGTGCAAATAATGCTAATGCTTCTGGAAATACTGCCGTTCTAGTAAAGAACGATGATGACTATAACGACAATTATTCATCTGGTGTAAGCGGCGCCGGTGATTGGGTTGCGAAATACCCAGGAACTCGCGGCAATAATTTAAAAGTTTCTGTGTGTTCTTCAAACGCACAATGGCAAAACGCAATTACAACACCAACTTTCACATTTGCGGCAGACAGCAAGACTGTTACAACAAGCGCAAATGTCGCTTCATTAGTTGTTGCTGGCGATATTCTTTATGTTGCCAACTCAACAGTAAGCGTTGATGTGCAAATTCAATCCATTGCTGCAAATGGAACATCAATCACATTATTTACTGCTCCAAAGAACGTAGATATTGGCGGAACTTCACTTACTACAACTGCAGGCGATATCAAACGACGTTGGGAATATTACAACTTCTTCGATGCTTCACCTGGCACATCAACATATGCTACTCGCTCTGGTGGTTCAAATGATGAGCTCCATGTTGCAGTGGTTGACGAAGATGGCGAAATTACAAAGATTCGTGGAACAGTTTTGGAGCGTTTCAGTGCAGTATCTCGTGCAAACGATGCTCTTAACGATAGCGGAAATTCAAACTACTATAAAGAAGTTATTAATCAACAGTCCTCATATATTTGGTGGGCATCTCACGTTGACACAATGACTTCAGCAGGAAACGCTGCTTCATCAACATTCGTTAATAGCTCAAACTTGCCAACTACCGTTTCATTGTCTGGCGGTTCAAATGGTGCTGCTCCAACGAATGCTCAGTTAATTGACGGTTATAATTTATTCCGTAGTGCTGAGGATGTTGATGTTTCAATTGTTCTTGGTGGTGATTCAAATTCAACTCTAGTAACTCATATTATTAATAATATTTGTGAAGTAAGACTTGATTGTGTTGGCGTGTTTTCGCCTGAATCTGCAGATGTTGTTAATAACTCAGCATTCGCAGGAGCAGAACAGGAAGACATTATTGCATTCCGGGATACCCTTCCATCAAGTTCTTATGGTATTATTGATAGTGGTTACAAATATCAATATGACAAATATAACGATGTTTATCGTTATGTCCCATTAAATGGTGATACAGCAGGGTTAATGGCAAGGACAGACAATGTTCGTGATCCTTGGTATTCACCAGCTGGATTTAATCGTGGACAAATTAAGAATGTTGTTAAACTAGCTTACAATCCAAGAAAAGCGGACAGGGATCAGTTATACAAATCAGGGGTCAACCCAGTTGTTACATTCCCAGGTCAAGGCACTATTCTTTTCGGCGATAAGACAATGCTCGCCAAACCAAGTGCATTTGATCGTATTAATGTTCGTCGACTCTTTATTGTCCTAGAGAAGGCAATCTCAACTGCTGCCAAGTTTACTCTCTTCGAGTTCAACGATGCATTTACACGGGCTCAGTTCCGTAACTTGGTTGAGCCATTCCTTCGGGACGTTCAAGGTCGTCGCGGTATTTTTGATTTCCGGGTTGTTTGCGACGAAACAAACAATACTCCAGAGGTTATTGATCGCAACGAGTTTGTCGGCGACATTTACATCAAACCAGCTCGTTCAATTAACTTCATTCAACTTAACTTCGTAGCAGTAAGAACCGGAGTTGAGTTCGAAGAAGTTGTTGGTCAGTTCTAATTTGGATTATAAATAAAAGAAATAGGAGAAGAACATGGCTTTCAACATTAACGAGTTTACTGGTAACTTACCATTTGGCGGTGCAAGACCATCGTTATTTGAAGTTACCATGACAAACCCAATTAACTCTGGTGCTGATGAGCAGTTTAGGTTTATGTGCAGAGTAGCACAGATTCCCGCCACTACTTTAACAGCAATCACAACAAACTATTTCGGACGACCCGTAAAGTTTGCCGGTAATAGAACTTACGAAGACTGGACGGTTACAATTATTAATGATGAAACCTTTGCGGTTCGTAGCACTCTTGAAGAGTGGGCGCAAGCAATCAATGGGACGACAAGTAACCAATCAACAGTGTTCAATACAGTGTATAAGTCACAAGCACAGGTAACTCATTTTGGCAAAGCTGGAAACATTATTCGCCAATATGATTTTGTTGGCATGTTCCCAACGAGCATTGCAGCAATTGACCTTGACTGGGGCAATGTAGACGCTATTGAGGAATATCAAGCAACCTTCAGCATTGATTACTGGACAACAAATTCTGGTTTCGGTGCTCCTGGCGCTGCTATTGCTTAATTAAAAACGCCTTTAATGAAAAAGGGAGCTTCGGCTCCCTTTTTTTTATTTTTCTTTTCATTATAAATAATAAAAACAACCTCATCAGTTAGGATAATATAATGGCAGAACTATTTGGATTTACGATTGCCCGTAAAAAAACTGAAAAAGATAATGAAAATCTTCCTTCGATTGTATCACCAACTATAGAAGATGGTGCAATTGAAGTTGCAGCTGGAGGTGCTTATGGTACCTATGTTGATCTTGAAGGAAAGGCAAAAAACGAAGGAGACCTTGTTTCAAAATATCGTGAGATGTCTATTCAACCTGAATGCGATTCAGCAATTCAAGATGTTGTAAACGAAGCTATAGTTGTTACTGAAAAAGACGGTCCTTGTGAAATTGTTCTTGATGATATAGATTATCCAGAATCAATTAAAAACAAAGTTCGTGAAAGTTTTGATACTGTTTTAAAAATGCTAGATTTTAAAAACAACTCTTATGACATTTTCAAAAAATGGTATGTCGATGGAAGATTATACTATCATATTGTCATTGATGAAACGAATCCAAGAGCCGGCATTAAGGACTTGAGGTATATCGACCCTCGCAAGATCCGTAAGATAAAAGAGCCGATCAAAGAAAAAGATCGTAGGACGGGCGCGACCATTTATAAAGGTATGAATGAATACTATCTTTATAACCCACAAGGTATTACTTCTCAAAACCAATCCCAAGGCATTAAAATTGCTAAAGATTCTATTTGTTATGTTCACTCAGGTATTCTTGATAATCGAAACAGCATGGTTTATTCGCATTTGCATAAAGCAATTAAACCACTCAATCAGCTTCGTATGCTTGAGGATGCGGTGGTTATTTACCGCCTCGCGCGAGCGCCCGAGCGTAGAATTTTTTATATTGATGTTGGTAACCTCCCAAAAGTTAAAGCGGAGCAATACCTTCGAGATATGATGGTTAAACACAAAAACAAACTGACATACGATGCAACTACTGGAGAAGTTCGTGACGATCGCAAGTTTATGACAATGCTTGAAGACTTTTGGTTGCCACGACGAGAAGGCGGACGAGGTACAGAGATCACAACGCTTCCTGGCGGTCAGAATCTTGGTGAAATGGATGATGTTGATTATTTCCGCCGTAAGCTCTATAAGTCATTGAATGTTCCAGTCACTCGAATGGATGCAGAAAATCAGTTCAATCTTGGAAGAGCTTCTGAAATTACAAGAGACGAATTGAAATTTAATAAATTTGTTCAAAGATTGCGTTCTCGTTTTTCAATGCTGTTCGATGAATTGTTAGAGATTCATCTTGCTCTTACAGGCGTCACCACTCGTAAGGAGTGGCAGGAAATGAAGCAGCATATTTACTATGATTTTATGGAAGATAATCATTTCTCAGAATTAAAAGAATCGGAAATTTTGACAGAAAGATTACGACTATTGGGCGATGTTGATCAATTTGTTGGTAAGTATTTCTCAGAAGAATGGGTTCGTAAAAATGTTCTTCGTATGAGTGAAGAAGATATTGAAGATATTGAAAATCAGATTGCTGATGAAGGAGGCGATGAAGATGATTTCGGAGACGAGCCAGATGATCAAGGACCACCTACGGATCAACAGCCACCAGAAGGCGACAAAGACCAGCCACCTGAAGAACCAACTGAAGAATTTATTCCGCCAAAAGAAATTAGCGAAGAGGAAAAGAAACTCGTAGAAAGCATGACTCGTTTTATGGATTCTATGGCTCCTAAAGAGGAATAAATTATGGGCCTAAGCGTTGAGAATGCTAAACTCCTTAGCACTATACTTGCTGTTATAAAGAAGCAAGGTATAGAAATTAAAGAAGAATTGACGGAAGAAATACTTGCGTCTATTGAAGCTGTAAAAGGACCACAAGGAGAAAAAGGTGAGCGTGGCGAAACTGGCTTAATCGGAGAACAGGGTCCTGTTGGTCCTCAAGGTATACAAGGTGAAAAGGGAGATAAAGGTGACAAAGGCGATTCCGGCGATCTAGGTCCTGTTGGTCCTCAAGGC